GCCGGCCGGAATGACTCGACGATTCGCGGGATACTTCGGGAGATGGAGTCAGAAGGCAAGATTCTAAGCATCGGGAACGTGAAGGTTGCGAGATGGGTGGCGGCATGAGCTACGAGCAATTCGTCGCCGGCAAGCTCGGCATCGTCATAAGCAAAGGCATTGATTCTGACGTCTCAGGTTATGCCTTGTTCCCGCATCAGCGCGACCTGACACGATGGGCATTGCGCCGTGGCCGCGCTGCGATCTTTGCTGACACCGGGCTTGGGAAAATGCGCATGGCGATAGCCTGGGCGGATGTCGTAACGATCTCCACCTGGCGTCCAGTAATTATTCTCTGCCCGCTGGCCTGCGCGCAGCAGTTCGTCTCCGAGGGTCTGCTGATGGGCATCACGGTAACGCACTGCCGCGAGGCTTGCGACGTGCGACCGGGCATCAACATCATCAATTACGACCGGATCCACAGGCTGGACATGCGCAAGTTCGCTGGTGTTGCGCTCGATGAAAGCTCGATCATCAAGCACCATGCCAGCAAGACGCTTGCGCTACTGATGGCCGCATTTGCCGAGACTCCGTACAAGCTCTGCTGCACCGCTACGCCAAGCCCGAACGACTGGACCGAGTTGGGTACGCACGCAGAATTCTTGGGGGTGCGCAGCCGGTCAGAGATGCTTGCCGAATTTTTTGTGCATGACGGTGGCGACACCAGCGTATGGCGTCTCAAGGGCCACGCGCGCGCCGTTTTTTGGAAGTGGGTAGCGTCATGGGGAGCCATGATTCGCAGCCCTGCGGATCTCGGATACGACGCCAGCGCCTACGACCTGCCGCCGCTGACGACCCACCAGCATACCATCGAGATCGAGCACAACCCGGAACATGGCCTGTTCGCAATGGAGGCGCAGACTCTGACGGAGCGCCGGCAATCGAGGCGCGACAGCATGGCGGATCGCGTCAAAGCGTGCGCCGAACTGGTCAATTCAAGCAGCGAACCGTGGATAGTCTGGTGCGATTTGAACCCGGAAGGCGATGCGCTAGAAAAGCAAATCTCCGGATCGGTGCAAGTCGCAGGCGCCGACGACAACGACGCCAAAGAGGCGCGGATTGTCGGATTCTGCGCCGGCAGGCATCGCGTCATGATTTCAAAAGCGAAAATAATGGGGTGGGGTTTGAATCTTCAACACTGCCCGAATCAAGCATTTGTGGGCATCAATGACTCGTACGAGGGATTTTATCAGGCCATCCGCCGGTCGTGGCGTTTCGGACAAAATCGCCCGGTCAACATCCATGTTTTCGCCAGCAACCATGACGGAGCCGTTGTCGCCAATATCGCTCGCAAACAAGAGGCTGCGAAACAGATGGCCGATGCAATGGCAGCAGAGACGCTTGGTGCCGTCCGGGAATCTGTCCTGGGCGCAACGAAAGACAGCAACGAATACCATCCGGGACGTCGCATTGCGCTGCCGTCGTTTCTGAGGTCGGCATCATGAGCCAGTCAAAACGGCAATCGCTGGTAGAGGCGGTTATCAACGTCGCCATCGGATTCGGTGTCTCGCTGGCCGCGCAGGCCGTCGTGCTTCCGCTGTTTGGAATCGTCGTCAGTCTGGCGACAAACCTGTACATCGGAGCAATTTTCACGATTATAAGCATCGCTCGCAGCTATTGCGTGCGGCGCCTGTTCAACCATCTGCATAGGATACAACCATGAACTGCCTTGACCAATCATCTGGCGAAAACTACACGCTGATAAACGGCGATTGTGTCGATGCGTTGAAATGGCTTCCTGCTCAGTCGATCGACTACAGCATCTTTTCGCCTCCATTTTCCTCGCTCTACACGTACAGCAATAGCCCGCGCGACATGGGCAATTGCCGAACGCATGATGAGTTTTTCGAGCACTTCGGCTACCTGATTAACGAACTGCTGCGCGTGATCAAGCCGGGACGGAATGTATCGTTTCACTGCATGCAGTTTCCTGCCAGCAAAGAGCGCGACGGTTACATCGGACTGAAGGATTTTCGCGGAGATCTGATCCGGTCATTTCAGGCGAAAGGATTCATTTACCACGCAGAGGTTGTCATTTGGAAAGACCCGGTGACGCAAATGCAGCGCACCAAAGCACTCGGATTGCTGCACAAATCGGTGCGGGAAAACTCGGCGATGTGCCGGCAAGGTCTTCCCGACTACCTCATCACGATGCGCGCTCCTGGAGAACAAATTGACCGAGTGAAGCACCCGCACGACAGTTATCCGGTAAGCCTCTGGCAGAAGATAGCCAGCCCGGTATGGATGGATATCGATCCGTCCGATACGCTGCAATACCATAGCGCACGCGAGCACGACGATGAGCGCCACATCTGCCCTCTCCAACTGGAGGTTATCCGTCGCGGAATCGAGCTTTGGACCAATCCCGGCGATGTCGTGCTGTCACCGTTCGCCGGGATCGGCAGCGAGGGACACGTCGCATTGCAGATGGGCCGCAGGTTCGTCGGTGTCGAGCTGAAGGAATCCTACTACCGGCAGGCGGCGCGGAATCTGGAAAACGCGCTGCGAGTGAGCGGCGATTTGTTTGCGGAGGTTTCGGCATGAGCAACGGACCGGAGCTCCAAGTCCCGTACCACGGTGGAATTGATCGCATGACGCTGCGGGATTATTTCGCAGCGATCGCGCTACATGGTCTGCTTGTTGGCAGCAACAACGCGACAAGCGATCTTGTGGAATGGGCATACGAAGCGGCAGACGCCATGATGGCTGAAAGGGCGAAAAGATGAGCTTGCACGACGAAATCCTTGATATCCGTGGAGACACGGAAGAAAACAACGACAAGTACTTCCTTGGACTATGTGACGCCAAGCAAGAGGCCTCCGCGTTGGCGATCAAGGCAGACGCAGAAATCGCCCGCCTGCAATCGCAATTCTGCCCGTCGAAATTCGGCCATCGTCCGGACTGCTGCGGACCAGACATCGATACGCATTGCCTTGGCTGCGCAATGGCCGAAAGCAACAAGGGAGACGAGAAAGTCGCCGCATTGACGATCAAAATCGCCCGCCTGACCGAAAAAAACGCCGTCCTGCGCGATCTGCTGCGGGATTCGCTACCCATAATTGAGAGCGTCGGAGACGGCGATAGGCAATGGTCTGTTGCCGAACGCATCGAGCCGCTCATCAAAGCCGCAATCTACGGTCACCAGGATGGCGGGTTGTTTGACGGGTACGAAAAATGAATGATCTTTTCAAACTGCTGCCATGTCCGTTTTGCGGAGGTCGAGCAGAAATGGACACCATGACACCATTCACCAGCATTTTTACAGGGATGTCAGAAACCGGGATTTCTGCATACTGCACGGATTGCAGCGCCGAGATTATGGTATGCAGGCCTGATGTGCCTGACGTTACGGAGGAAATGGTTGCCGAAATGTGGAATACGAGAGCGCCGAGGACTTGTCTCGCTTGCTGCCGTGATGTGAAAAATATACACAAATATCCAGCAGAGTACGCCGATTACTAACGCATCCTGCGCGAGTCTCGCGCGGCAATGCTCGGCACGAAATACGAAGGGGCAATTGCCGCATAAGCGGCAGCCTCCTGAGAAGTCTTGCGGGCGAGCGACCCCCGCAGGACGCCGCAGCGAGCGCGGAATAGAAAACCTCGATACCTGCCAGCGGGGACCGCGTTGGCGTCTGGCCCGGACATTCTGGACAGGGCAAGCCCGGCAAGCTCAAAAGCCGGGGGAAAGAACTGAGCCGGTCAGCCCTGCTGGCGTACCGAAAACCGCCGAATAAGGGATATGTACTACCAGCCGCCTACGGGCGGCTTTTTCGTGTTACAGCTTGATGTGATCCTTTGCCCACATCGCCGCCGCAGCCACAGCCGCAAGCATCGGAGCCAGCCACTTGACCAGCCGAACCGTGAACTGAGCGCCGTGCCACGTCTCCAGCAGATCGAGGATTGCCTGCTGCGTTTTGTCCTCCTGCCCGATGTGGATCATCAAATTGTCGTGCATCAACTTGGTCAGACGCTCGATTTCGTCAAGCCGAGACTGGAATGATGCTGCGGTTGATCGCCACGTGTCGAAGTCTTCGCACTCGCTGGAGTAGCCGCCGCGTCGCTCTGGCCCGTCGTATCTGCTCATCATGCGTCCGCCGTCACGCGCACGACGTTTGTGCCGTCGGCTAGCAGAATGGCACGCTTGGTCTGCGCTACGACCACTCCAGCACCTGCAGAGGTCTTGAATGTCGTCGTGAATGCGCCGGTGTTGTTGCAATACACGACACCTTCCCAATCGTTCGGCACGATGACGTTACGGTTGCCGGTGAGCACGCCCGTAATCGTCAGGTACCGGCACGCCGCTTGCGCTTGCGTCAGCGTCACGTCGGCGGCAGTGACGGCGACGCTGGCCTTGCTCGGGATGTGCAGCGGCTGCCACTGACCGCGGCAGTCGGTGTAGCTGGTGATTGTCGTGGCATTGGTGACGGCGGTATAGAGCGGGATCCGTCCCGGCGTGAATCCGGTCGTGTTTTTGGTTACCGTACCGCTTCTGTCCGCCTCGATATAGTTTGTGGCGCTGGCGGACAGCGTGACGCCGGTCGAGAAGTTGTTGGCGATCTGCGTGACTACGCCATCGACGATCATGGTGCCGCCGTAGTAATACCAGATCAGGCCCGAAGAACTGTACCGAGAAAATAGCGCAGCCTGAGACATGGAATTCCACAGCGCATTTGCTGTGGCTTCTTTTCCGGATTGGGACTGCACAAGCAATACCAGGTTGGAGGAGCTTGATGCCATAGAATCACCTTATGTAAGTGCGATAAGACGGATAGCCGCGGCCGACCGTGGATGACATCTGATAAATCACAAAACTCAGCGTGGTTTGCACAGCCCCGAAATCGTCAACCTGCTCCGCTGCGGTGTAGATAATGCTGTTTGTTCCGGTCGCCGACAGCGTTCTGAGGACGGTAGCGTAGGTGTTATCCGTACAGACATCCCACTCATAACTCTCTGCGCTCTCTCCGATGTCGATATCCACATAATCTCGCCACTCGTCGATAATCCGGGAGCGGCGATACGCATACAAGGTCAGGTCGTCGGTGGAGGTATTGCGGGTCATGTTGCCGCCGAGCGGAGACAGCGGCTTGAGATTGACGCCTTGATAGGCGAATGACCGGTCGCTATCGGTGCTGATGTCGCGGCCCTCGGTGATCCCACGATACAGCCTGGTCTGGCTGATGGCCGCTGCAGACAGGGTAATCAACTGGATATCGTCAGGGTCGAGCAGTACCAGCGTGTCGCCGATGCTGTGCAAGCCCATGGCCCATTCGGTGCCGTTCCGTCCGCGCAGCAGGTTGGTTAGCCAGTACGAGCCATCAACCTGTAGCACGCAATTCTGCGCGGCGATGATTTCCCATCGGCCGTCGGCACCGTAGGCAAAGTAGTTGCCGCCGGACAACATGGCGGCCTCGGTGATCGAGAACAGCTCACCGTTGTACAGCACGACTTGCAGCAGGCTGGCGCAGTCAATCGTGCGCTCGTCGACGTCGCCGATGCTGTTGGTCGCGTAGCCGATGGTTGCGCCGGGCGCCGAGAATGATGCGGCGATGCTCCAGGTAGATCCGCTATCGGTAGATGTCATCAGGTTTCCGCCGGCCCAGCCCGATGAGAACGCGCCGCACATCGCGGCGACGAATCCGACGGCGTAGGTCTGATCGGTGTGCGCCGTTGGAATGTCCATCAGCACATAGCGGGATCCGCCCTGCACGCTGATAGTCGGCGTGCTGGTGACTGCGGACGGTTCGCCGACGGCGGTCGGGGTGTAGATTGCCGCGCTGTTATATTTTGCCTTGCACTCGACACGGCCGTCGCTGGTGTAGCTGATGGCGGTCAGGCGCAGGCTGACGTTGCCCTCAGGAGTTTCGAGCGTCACCACGTCGCCCGGCTCAAGATGTAAATACGTTGGCGGCAGGTTGATGGCCACGTCGTAGCGTTCGAGCCAGTAAAGGTATAGCAGAACTTCCGCTTTTCCGGCGGCCTCTGCCGCAGTCAGCACGATGGGCAGATCGAGCACCGTCGCGTTGATTGCCGATGTCGTCAGTCGCTCGGCGTACTGGCTGCCAGTGTCGTACT